TGGCTAGAGTTTCGTTACGGTTGGCGCACCCTGTATTACGACATGGTCGATATTACTGGTGCGCTCGCCAACCTTGCGGATGAACGTACTCGCTTCTCCGAGAGGGCTGGGAATTCTTCCACGTCCTCCTCTGCAAGTACCGTGAGCTTCGGAACGCCTGGTGTCTCAGATCTCTCGATGTCTTTTGGCATCACAGAGACTAAGAAAATCAGCCTTCGTGGCTCAGTTACGGCAGATATTGACCCACCGACATTCCAGTTTAACCCGGCCATAACGGCTTGGGAATTGGTGAGATTTTCTTTCATCATTGACTGGTTTATCAATGTGGGTCTTTGGTTAGAAGCGATGTCCTTCTTAACGTTTACGACCAACTACTCAGCTTCGGGCGGTGTCAGAATTGACATTTCTCGAAGCTGTGATGTCACCTCCGTTACTTTCGGTTCCGGACAATCCGGAACTGCGATAATAGGGAGTGTCATGGTTGCATCGTATTCGATAAGAAATCCTACGTCTGTACCAATAGTTCCGTTGGTCAACATCCGCGTGGATGTTCCAAAGTTTATTGATCTTTGGGCACTTACTTCCGGGAAGATACCTTCTGGTACTACTCGGCTTTAAGTGTGACCTCAACAGGAGAAATACTGTGGCAGCAATGTCCACTACCCTGGTAGAATTCAACAATGCGTTGAATTCGAAATCGTGGTATTCTTCAACACACACCGCACAGAAACCGCGGTTGGTGCTGGAGAAGCGCAAGGTGCCCACTGGCAATCAAACGGTTATGGAAGATACCATTACGGTACTCCATAGTACGGTCGATGCTGACGGAGCCATCCTTCCTCAGAAAGTGACGTTGACCGCAACTATCCGTCGTCCTTCGGACGGCGCAGCTGCGGACATGACGGCAGCGTTAGCCATCTTCCGCGACATTGTCGCGTCGGATGAGTTTACGCTGGTTACTACTCTTCAAAAGATGGTCAAGTAGACCATCTATTCCCATGAAAATTGAATGGGAACCAAATAGTGCATCAAGCCGACAGGTTTTACTTGTCGTCTTAATTGCATTTTTGATTGTAGAGGGTAATATAGACCAGGAAGTTTTACGAATATTGTTACAGGCCTTGCAAGCAATTGCGAGTCCTGTGCAAGTCGTTCTACCTGGATCTTAACGTTAAGATCACTTGAGGATTCAATGATGAACTTCGAGCAACTTTCGTACGACATATGTCGACGTTATGTTATTGACCAGAGGAGTCATATCCCAAGCGAGACACTTGAGAAGATCCTTGGTTGGATCCGCTCAAGGGATATCGCGAGGTTGAGCACCATTAGTGAACACATTCCCGATGCATATGCTTCTCGGGATAGTGCTCGCGTAGCCCGCCAAGTCGCTGCCTTCTTTAAAAAGAATGCAGCTTTCTCTAATCCTGATGTTTGCAAGACTGCGGCTGAGTCAGCCTTCTTTAAGGCGGAGACTCTTTGCAGAATCACAAACAAGAGGTTAGACTATTTCTGGTTTCGGAAGCATAGAATTAAATCTATGCAACTGAGACAAGATATAGAGCGGGCCGAGTATCATGTTTCTGATGTACTCGGCGAGTTCTCTGATTTCTTTTCCGGTTTACCGGAGAGAATCAGGTTTACTTCTGGTGCGACTTCAACTCGTAGCCGCCGGCAGTCTTTACCTTACCTTAAAGTAAGGATTAAAGATTTACCTGCGTCTCCGTGCGCGCAGCCTTATCTGAAAGCGTTGTCGGCCTTTTGGGGCTTTAAACGTATTTCATTTCAGGATGTGTACCACAATCGAGTTGAGACTGTACCGAAGAACTGGAAAACTGATAGAACTATCGCCTGCGAACCTGAAGGTAATCTTTGCCTTCAGCTAGCTCTTGATAGCTACATCAAAGAACGACTCCGAACTATTGGAGTCAATCTTTCAGACCAGTTCAAAAATCAAGCACTCGCTGCTGAAGGATCCATCAACGATGAACTCGTTACGTTGGATCTTTCGATGGCTTCCGACACCGTTAGTTTTAATACTGTATCGTGGCTGTTACCACATCCGTGGTTTCGGTTTGCGAACAGTATTAGAACCGCCTTTGGGCGTGGTTTCGGGAAGCGGTTCAGGTATGAGAAATTCTCCAGTATGGGGAATGGCTGTACCTTTACCATTGAGTCATTGATTTTCGCTGCACTTTGTAAAGCTTCAGGAGCACGTACCTGGGCCGTTTATGGCGATGATTTAATCGTCAATAAAGAAGCCCTTCCACGACTCTTGGAACTTTTAAAGTTCTTTGGATTCCGAGTGAACCAAGACAAAAGCTTCACCTCTGGTCCCTTTAGGGAATCATGTGGAGCTGATTGGTTCTTAGGAAGTGATATAACTCCGTTCTACTTACGTTGTGAAAGTAATCTCAAGACTGAGATTTGTCACATTGTAAATGGTCTCGGAGCCATATCTTATCCTGAGGGATTATTAGAAGAACTTATCGGCGACATTTTCGTCTCCGAAAGACTCCCCTTCGTCCCTTGGAATGAGAGTTCCATAAGTGGTGTGTGGCTTTGCCATAGCACCGTTTATGACCAAAGATTGATACGTAACCATCATCAAGTTCCTCAATTTAAGGCATTTGTGCCTAAAATTAAGAAACGCAAAGTCGCCGATAGCAGAACACTCTTCCTTTGGTATTTAGATGCCAATAGAAGAAAGGACGCTCACGAAGACCTTGCCAGTAACATCTTCTTTAAGGATTATATAACCCTTTTAGAAGATTGTTCAGAGATGAACAGTATCATACGCAGCTCGGTGCCCATCTTTGCGCACAAATACACGCGAAAGTGGGTAGGCTGGAGGATTCCAGCTAGGTTATCACCTGACCACCTTTTCTGGTTGTCAGACTATCTCATCCGCCGTAAGGCCGATGCGATAGGATAAGG